TACCGGCTCTACCGCCAGCTTTGAATGCAGGAACTTGTTTATTAAATCTTTTGTTTGGCATTATTTTTTTCCTCCGTTTCTAAAAATTTGTGTACCCTTTATACCATAAATACTCGCGACGACAAGTATCCAGAGGTTTGTAAACCATGACGGGAGCTGTGAGAACATGTCGAAGAACAATTTTACCTTGTCCATCGCAGTCGGATCATCCGATATCACTGCATATGCGAGCACCAACACGGGCAAACTTAGAATTATGAGAACTGCCTCGTCCTTCCAGTCTGATTGTCGTGCCTCTAACAATTTACCCTGGTAAGATTCCTCACCACGGGCCATTTTTTCTGCATGCATTAGTTGTGCATCAGACATTGCCATCTTAGTTCTCTGTTTGTTAGCGTAAATCTTACTTCCTGCAGAGACGGCTAATTTTATCGCCGATAACCACATATTAATACGCTTTAGAGTTTCTTCTTTTCTCTGCTAACATTCTTTTCTGACCACCAACTGGCATCTCAGGCTTTCCTGTAGCAATATAGTTAAAAGCACCATCAGCAGTAGTCTTAGATCTAGGATCTACCTCAATACTCTGTTCTGGCACGTTAACTATTTTTTGTTTTTTATAGTTCATCATAGTTATTTACCTTTTTTTACCCCTTTTATAACACCTTTGTTCTTAGATGCATAGAATATCTTTTCACCCTTCTCTTTACCATATTGTTTTTTCATGGATTTCATAATTTTCTTACCTTTTTTGTTTAATGGCATTAATTATCCTCTACCATGACCTGTGCTTGTTGTACACCTGTCTTTGCAAGGCTGACTCCAGCACGTAATTTTGCTAAATCTTCGTTCTGTTCTAGTTTACTCTCTGCAATTTCACCCGTTTGCATTAATTTTGCTCTATTTAGATCTTGATTTGCTTGATCAGCGTCTTTTTTACGTTGATTTTCCATCGCTCTAAGGTCAACCTCACGTGATTTTAGTTTTAACAACGGATCTGCATCAAATTGAGACGTAATTTCCTTTTCTTCTTTGGCAAAATCACCTGTTAGCTCTGCGATCAACACAGATTTTCTAGCTTCTATGTCTTGAGAGATTTTTTGTAGCTGTTGTTGGGCTTGTGGATCTTGTTGTGCCATCATTTGCAGCTGTTGAGCTTGTTGTAATACGTCTGCAAATTCTAATTCCACCTGTTCCTGTGCCATCAGACTGATATGTTCTAAAATATTCTTTTGCATGGCTGCCATGATTGGTGGATTATTTCGCACCATGTTAGTTGACATAAAATTTAGGTGAGCTGTAACGTGTGCTCTGTGATCTTGGCCACGAAAAGCTTGAAAAGGTTTGCCACCCAAAGCACTTATATGTTCTAATGCAGGATCCATTGGTTGCATCGGTGCAGGTGGAGGTAATACTGCATCAATATTTTTTATACCTAACGCTTCATACATCTGTCTGTATGCAAAATACAGATTATGTAATTGTGGATTTGATGTTGCGAGTTGTAATTCTGTCTGTGCCATCGTGATTCTTTGTGCCATGGAGAATATATTTGGATCTGCAACAGGTAAGATATCAACCCTGTCATCAAAATCTGTTTGTTTTATTTCTCTTGTAGCACCAACAACATCGTATGGGTAAACTGGTGGTAGGTAAGTTTTAAATACTTTTGCAAGTAATTTAAATTCTGTTCTCATTGCAGAATATAATCTTTTGTGAATTGCTGACATGACTCGTGAGCCTCTTTCAAGAAGAGCGACTGTGGTTCCAACTGCAGCTTGTTGGTTACCATCTCCCACTTGCATATCAGCAATCGCTGCAAATCTCTGACCTGCACCAACAACAACTCCCATCAATTGTAATAGTGTAGGTGATGGTTCTTTGTATGGTAAAGGCATAAATGCATCTCTAAGATTACCACCTGGTGCATCGACATCTCTAAACTCACCTGGTTGTAATGGTGATGCCTCATCTCTAACTCTTATACCTCTCTGTTTAAATCCTGCTGGCAGGTTTGATAACGTTCCTGCATCTAATAATTGACGGAGAGCAGCCGTTGCGGTTCTGCTCAATCCGCCAATCATATGAATTAATCCAAAGCCATAAAATCCTAAACCCGGTAAGAATTTAAAATGGACAAAATAATGGATCTTATTTCTCTTTGGATCAGTTGGTTCATAGTTACGTCTAATAGATAAAACTTTTTGACTAGCTTCTTCTACGGTTACTATGTAAGGTAATTTTATTCCTGTTGGATTTAGCTCATCATCTTTGTCCTCAAAACCCTCTAGATCTAGATTTACATGACACTCTAACAGAGTATACATATTCTCTTGTCTGCCAGTTTTTTTAGTTCCTTCTAGTTGTCTCTCTTTTTTTGTTAATTCATTGTTGGTGTCAGGTCCTGGAGGTCCTAGGTCTACGTCAGAGTAAAAACCACCGACCTGTTGTTTTCTTAAATCGTTTTCAGAAATCTTTATAGTGTGGATAATTGTTTCCGCATCGTCTAATGAGGTAGCCGTATACGGAACAATTAAATCCTCGGCAGGTACAAATTTACTTACCGCTCTTCCCAACAAATCATCGTAATAAACTTTTTTAAATGTAGAACCTGCAAGTGGTAGATGAAATAGCATCTGATCAAATTCAGGTTCATACTCCTCCATCTTCTCCATTAATTCATAATTCATGTAATCCTTAACACGTTGTGACTGTGCTTCTTTTGCAGGATCAGGTTTACCAACTAACTGAGTTCTGACAGGTCCTTCTGCTGGTAATAATTCTTTGTAAGCTCCAGCCTGAAACTGTGTGACAGCCTCTGCAAGAACTGGGTGGGTTGCACCACTAGCTCCTTGAAATGGTTCTGTTCTATTCTCGTATTTAAATCCTAAAAGATCTAGACCTTGGATATAACCCTGTTCCCAATCTTTTCTTGATGTTTTGTATTCCTTGTAATCGGCAACTAATTCTAGACCGATAGGTTTTAAAGAATCCTCTGGTAGTAATTCTGCTAGATTATCAAAGTGTCCTGGTTGACCCTCGATGTTTACTTTGCTTGGATCAAAATTTACCTCAACGCTTCCGTCCTCGTTTGGAGTGACCTCGACTCCAGGATCTTGGGCCTCTAGGGCTTTCTCCTGTTCTATCTCTATCTCTTCTTGAGGATTAACCTCGATTGATGTTTTTACGTTTGGTAACGTTTTGTCTATATCTGCCATTTATATTCTCCGGGTTTGTTATCTTAACCTGTTTTAAGGGAACATTCAACCCCTGTGGGTTGGGCCCTCTTTTAGGTGGCACTGTTCTAGTTAGTCTTTTGATCATTTATTTCTTTCAACCTCATCTAAAAATGGAAACGCATCATTCTCATCTATCGGATTCATTGTATCAGGACCCGAACCCTCATCTAACTGTACCTCGTTATAATATCTAAAATTATCTGCTGCCTCTTTCTTTTGTTTTTTAGTCAAACCTAATCCTAACTCCTCTAATGCCTCGACAACAGCATCTGCCTCTTCCTTGATATCTAGATTTACAGCAGAGTCAAAACTTGTATCCTCAGGTCCCATACTTTCAACATCAACTGTCTTATATTCAAACTCTGGCGCCTCAACCTCTACATTATATTTTTCTACCGATCCTGGAATCTCCGGATCAGATAAGAAATTTTGTTTTCCTGATTCACCAGGTCTATAAGTTATGGTGACTGGTATATCCATATCATAATAATCTGTTGTCCAATCTAATGTGATCTCACCATTTGTATCATTCTTACTCATCAATACTTTTCTCTTACCTAGTTTCGTATCAAGAGTTATCTCAAAAAAATTTGGCTCTATACCTTTTATATCTCCCCTAGATTTTAATAAACCACCTTTCTCGATAGCATACACTGCATCTTTGAACCATGCAGGCATACCTTGAACAGTGTTATCCATGACGGGTGCTGCTCTTACAACCTTTGCTGCTTTTGGTGCAACATCCATAATACCAAGCATCTTCGCTAAAACAACAGTTGCACCTGCACCTGTCGCCTGTAAAAATTGTCGTCTGTCCATTCCTTGTGATTCTAATACTTCGTCAATCTCTTTTTCTAATATCTTTTGTGTGACCTTATCGTTTGGTAGATTTCTAGCTTTTGCAAAAGAGTTTAATAATTTAAGACCCGGGAATACCGGAGCAGTGACCTCGGCTCCAAGACTTAGAGTATCTGAAAAAACCACAGGACCAACGGTTGAACCTCGATCTATTAATTTCTGTTCTTGTTCTTTAATTGTTTTATCAAGACCAATTTTTTTCTCTAATGATGTTGGAGTTATGTTTTCTAAAAACTCTGAAAATATTCCTGTGCCTTTGATATTAGATGGTGGTAGTTCATCCATGTAATCTTGCACATAGTTATTGTCAGTGTCTTTAATTTTAAATGCGGGTTTTTGTATAAGATCTGAAATTAATTTTCCTGTTGCAGGTCCTATTCGACCAGCAAATTCTGCGATACGAAGAACAGTTCTTGCTCCAATTTTATTAGCATAGTACGCATAATTTCTTGGATCGATGATATCGTTTATTATTTGCAAAGGATTTTTTGTTTCTTTGTATGTTGATAGTTGTGGAAGTTCCGCATCCTCGTTTGTTAAAAAATATTCTAGCTCTGTTGCAAAATTTTCATCGGCTCCTGCTCCACCACCGTTGCTAAAATCTGTTCTTGGTAGTGGAGTAATGTTAACACCACCACCTTTTTGAAATCTAGGTAATAAGTCTTTATCTATATAATCTGTAAATATTTTTTTATCTTCTGCATCATCAATAACTCGATTTATAATATCTAAATAATCTCCAGCTAGTTTTAATTTTTCGCCAGGCACTATACCATCTTCAGTTTCAATTTCTCCAACAGAACCTTTAACAAAACCTGCTTCTTTTCCAGGAGCATATAAAGATACCTCACCAGTTTCAGAATTAAATATTGCACCATGCAATCCACCTTTACTCATTCTTTCTAAATCAAGTGGATTAGGACTTTTTTCAATAAATTTTTTAGCCTCGGTCTCTGATTCTGTAACAAGTTTCATAATGTCTAAATTTAATTTAGAAATTTTATTAATATCTTTTTCATTTGTAACAGGACCTTTACCTTCGTATTGATCAACTAACGGTGCTAATTCTTTGTATAATTTTTTAAGTTCACCAATTTTAGTTTTATAAAATTTATTAACTTCAGTGCTTTGAAAAACTAAATCGTTTTTATCAAACAACTTATCTTTGTTTCTATAAATCCAATCGAACTGTCTATCTTTTTGCAAAGTGTTATTTTTGCCAAATTTTTTTACAAAAAATTCTACGGGGAAAGGGTGACCTCCTTCTATAGCTCCTAATTCATATTTATCATAAACTTCTTTTACCTCTGGTGGTAAAAATTGAGGTCTTCTCATGTCCTTAAATCTATTATAAATACTTCCCCCAACTTCTTTTAAAAAATCTCCTCTAGCTTTATTTGCTAAACTTTCTGGTGGGGCAAGGTCTACACGTTTTTTAGTTCCTTGATACACATTTAAGAAATCATTAAATTTAACAAGTTTGTATAAACCTTTTTTAGTTGTGGGTATGTTTTTATCTTTTACATAACTTTGTATAGCTGAGCTTGATTTTGTACCCAATAAATTAGCTATCTCTGGAATACTAAAATAACCATCAAAGTTTACACCTTTGTCTTTTAATGTCTTTAATCTTTCATTAAAATAATCTCCTTTTCTAATTTCAAGCATACCACTTCTGGTTACGGCTAAATCTAAATCACGTGCTAATTTAGTTCTCTCATCCCTTTTAGTAACATCCATTTCTTTTTGTTTTAGCCTGTTAACTGCATCTTCAATGAGAAGACTTTCTATAGCGTCATCTAAAGGATTAGGTTCTTCTGGTCCATCACCCTTTATAAGATTATTTTTATCATCAGATTGTTGAAGATCTTTTTTGTCATCTTGGTCTTTACTAAAAAATATATCACCAAGTCTTGAACCAAATGCAGTTCCTCCAAGAACCTCTGCACCTTTACGAACTATAGGACCAACAAATGGTCTTGCCACGTTTATGGCTGCGGGTGCATAAGCTAACGCACCAAGCGCTAAATTTTGTCTAACATCACCACCCTTTGCAAAATTTTCTTTTGCAAATACTTCGCTAAAAGTATCAAAAGATAATTTACCACCCAGTTTTTGATATCGTTTAAAATGTGCTTTTAATTCATTTATTTTATGGTCAAAAGAAGTATAGTCATACGCTGGTTTAGTTCCTTTACCAAAATCAATCCTACCACCCTCTGCTTTTTGATCACGAGGGTTATCTCGCATGAATCTATTGATAGCTTCTATCTCTTTAACGTCCGGTCTTTGTGGTGGCTGTGGTGCCTCGCTCGCTCTGAACACACCTGGTATGTCTAGAAGTTTTTGAAACTCATCATCGTTCAACGCAAGTTTATTACCAAGACTCTTGTCCTCGTCATCAATCAACGTGTTGTTTATCGGATCAAATACGTAAGCCAACTATGCCTCCTTGTGCGTTTGGTTCTTTGTCTGTAACATCAAAATCAGAAAGTTCAATCTGTTGTGCAAAATCTTTATCGATATATTCTCGTAATACTTTCTGTTGTTCTTCTGGAGAAAGTGCAAGTATTTTTTGTAATTCCTCGTCACTAACATTAAAATCTTTTTGAAATCTATCAACGTTCAATCTAAACTTTGGTTTTGGTAATCCGTCAAGCGCTTCACCGTAAAGATCTATCTGTTGTTTTTGATCTAGATCATAAAACTCTTTACCAAATCTTTTTTCTGCTAGATCCTCTGCAACAAGTTGTGCATTATACTTTCTATCTCCTCTTACAAATCCTGTTGAAACATTGTCGATTGCTTCTTCCAAGTCTGTCATTTTTTTAGTTTTAACACCCTCTTGTGTGCCACCTATGATCGGTTCATTAGGATCAAGAACATTTCCTTCCATATCTAAAACGTTACTTGGTTTTTTGCCATCCTCGATGATACCTTTTTCTAATTTATTTTTTTCAGCTGTTATTCTTCTGTACACACCAAGATTATAGAAGATATTATCCTTCTGTGTCTGTGATAATCTGATGTCAGGGTTTTCTTTTAAAAATTCTACGGTCCTGTTAAACTCATCTGCGAGACTTTTTTCATAATCAGATATAACTTTATATCTCTTGTCCTTGCCCACATTACCAATAGAGAATGGCTCGAATCTACTGGCATCTGTCAATCTAGAGTTCACGACCACAAGATTGCCTCGTTGTTCCTTGGATAATGTCTTACCTAAAAACTCTACGCCCTCTGCCGTATCCGCGATACCACCCTTTGGTCTGGGTTTTTGAGACATCAATTGTTGCAATAATTTTATTATATCGTCCATTAATAATACACTCTCTTAACTTTTGTGGTCTCCTCGTCAACGTAATCCTCCGGGTGTTGCAGGAAACCGCCCTGTCTGAATCGCATGAGAGCCTGTGTGGTCGAGTCGACCAGGTCATCATGATCGCCATATGGAAACGCCGCGCATTCCTCTATGACATCATCCGCAAACTTTTGTTCGGGAGCCCATATCATACCAGATTCGAACAGAGGTGCAACAGAATTGACTCTCGCATGTTTGTCGTTTCCCTTTGATGGTGTGAAGTTTGTGACGGGTATATTCATCTTTCTCAGCTCGTATGTCAGTGGCAGACCAGATGCTTTTGCCTCGACAATCACAGATTCTGGTTTCCAATACTCATATTGCTCCGCAGCCAGACGTCTGAGTTCTGGAAACTCGTAACGTCCCTTGACCGCATCTAACAGTATGAGATTGGCACCGCTATCCTCGTCAGGATAGAATACTCCCCATGTGGTGATCGCACTGTAATCTGCCGTCTCCTTTTTTAGAAATGCCGTATCGTAAGATTGTATGACGTGATGTAATTCTGGTATCTCCTCGCCTGTATAAACTCTCCACCACTCACGTTTTAGAATAGCACCTTCTTCTGCCGTCGGGTTCTGCATCCACTGCGCGTTCCATTTACCAGAGGGCAGTGTCGCCTCCACCTTCTCTAGCTCATCGAGCTTCCAATATTCGGGCCATACGGGTTTGGCCTTGTTTGATCCGTGGTCCATGATCGCCGGAAACTCGACCACGTCCCATTGATCTGCCTTCACCTCTTTCTGGTTCTGTATGAGTTTACCTGTCAGATCCTTGTTAGACCATCTCGTCATGACCAACACGATCTTGCCTCCCGGCTGCAGACGCTGTCGTGGACCTGACGTGTACCACTCGTAGGCTGACTCTAGTGCCGTGGGACTCAATGCGTCCTGCTCTGAATGTGGATCATCGATTATAAGTAGATCAGCACCACGTCCCGTGATCGCTCCACCGACACCGGCCGCGAAGTATTCGCCACCCTGTGCCGTCTCCCAACGTCCTGC